AGGGGTTGATAATCCCCATTCCCCGGCTTGGTCTCATTTAGCAGTACTTCCCGCCCTTAGCCATTTTGACCATCTTGGTGTCGGTCTTGCCTTTTTTGGCAACGCCATCAGCAGTCTTGTGACCACCAGCCAAACCACCGCCAGCCATCTTCTTGACTTTGCCACCGTGCTTCATACCGGCTTCTTTCATCTCATGCTTGAGCATGGACTTGGGAGCGCCCTTTTTCTTCATAAAGGACACTTCCTTTTTCATCATTGCCTTTGACTCTTTCATGGTGCCACCTTCCTTTTTAGTGAACTCTTTGCCTACGGACGTTGGTACGCCCACCTTTTTTGCAAACTTTGGGTTATGAGCCACCGCCTGCATAAATCTTTCTTGCTTGGCTGAAACACTAGGCACGAGTCTTACCCCGGATCGCTATGCCATCAGCACGTTTAGAGGCGGACGATACCTTGCCTCCTTTTTTAAACGACATTAATTTTCCAGCATTAGCCAACCCAGAAACTTGAGAGCCAAAGGCTACTGCCCCAGAAGATAACGGCGGGGGATTTGGCATAGGCCCACCCATGTAATTTGGTTTCATGACCATTGGCTCTGGTTTGTCGGCCTTGGGAGTACTAGCCATAAAGCCTAATGACCCGCCGCCACCTATTGGGCCTTGACCGCCACCAGATCCACTTTTGATTGAGTTGATGGCATTAGCAGCGCTGTCAACGGCGCCCATAAGGGAAGTCGCCTCTGAGGCAATCCCAGATAGTCCACCGCCAGCGTATTTCTTAATCTTCTTTTTCATACCATTTTCCCACGGGTTTTACCACGTTGAGCACACCCATCAGCACGTTTGGAAGCCGAACCAACTACTCCGCCAGAGCGCTTCTTTTCTGGCTCAGACTTAGGCTCTTCCTTCTTGTCTTCCTTCTTCTCTTCCTTTGGTTTGATAATGGTCTCAATAGCCTTACCTAACAAAGTTGTCAGAACGCTGGGGTTCACGCTACACCATCCTTCCACGGGTTTTGCCACGAGCAGCACAACCGTCAGCACGCTTAGAAGCCGAAGAAACTTTTCCACCCTTTTTTAACCCCAGTTCCCTAACATCTTCTTCATCCAAACGTTTAAAGTTTGTTTGTCCTAACGTATCGGATAACAAAGCATGTTCAGCCATTTTTTTCTTTCCGGCATTAGCCGCCATCTTTGCTGCTTCTCTAAAAGCACTCATATCAGATCATCCTTCCCTTGGTCTTGCCACGCTGGGCACAGCCATCAGCGCGCTTGGAGGCGGAAGATGCTTTTACTGATCCACCCTTTTTAAGACCCATTTGCTCACGTCTAGCGGCGTTAACCTTTGCGGCTGCGGCTGCTTGGCGGTTAGAGAATTTGTTCAAATACGCATCACGGTCGCGTCGGAAATCTGCTGCGGTTTTAGCCGCTCCGGCTGCATCAGCGTCTTGATTAGCGCCTCGACTTAAGTATGCGGCTCGCTCTCTGTTTAGTTCGCCAGCGGTCTTGGCGGCTGCGGCTGCATCGGCTGCCTGAGAGGCTGATACACGTCCGGGAGTACCGCGACCAAAGTTATTGGTTGCGGCACGGATCTTAGCGTCGTCAGCGGCTTCTTGAGCGGCGGTACGAAGATCTGACATACGATCTTTAGCCATGCCAGCAGAGGCATCGCCAGTGGTATCCATATCCGGACGGGACATCACGTCCATTTCAGCGTCTTTATCTTGCTCGTCCTTGCGGCTTTTCTTGTCCTTGCTGCCGCCCATCATTTTGGAGGCCAATAAAGCAGCACCACCAAGAAGGGCTGCGTTGCGTAATCCTTTTCCCATGATTAAATCATCCTTCCTTTAGTTTTGCCTTTTTGAGCACATCCGTCTGCACGCTTGGAGGCGGATGAAACTTTGCCACCAGCACGTTTCTTAACCAGTTCTTCCTTTGATTTGTCCGAATACTCTTTTTCCTGAGTAAATCCCATCTTGTCGGCTAACTTACTTGCCCCAAGGGTCACAGCACGGACGGCCCTTTTAACCATAGGCATATCATCATCAACCTTGGTCTCACGGATCATCTTTGTGCGTGTAGATTCTTCGGCCATCACTTACCCCTTTTGCATAAGGAGATCAATTTTTGCTTCAAGTTTGTTAAAGCGTTGGTCAATGTGCTCAACAAACTTGTCCATTTCTGCTTGAGTGACGTTATCACGGGCCACCTCTTCTCTGGTTCGATTAATTAAAATACTAAGGCGCTGTAATTCAGATATTTTCTCATGACCTATATAGGCCAAAACACCTATTAGAGCCGTTAGCAACGTATTCCAAAGCATCATCTCCATATCAGCACTTCCACGCCCGTAGGCTCTTATTGATACGGCTGTTTGGATCTTTAGCGGTTTTAGCGCTAGTTAACTTCTTTTTCATGCCGGTCATCCTTGCACAGAAGGACTTCTTGCGTGAACCGCCTTCGGGTTGCGGAGCCTTCAAGCCGGGCTTGCCGGGATTGGCAGCGTTGTACGATGCCCTCCCCTTAGCGTTTAGCCCACCTTTTGGGTTCTTGCCCTCTTTGCGTTGCCACGCAGGAGTCTTAGCCATTTGATACTTTCTCGTCTTTAACAAGCCGTGGGTAGAAGGCTTCGTTTCCGAAGTCGCCCTCGTACTCTTGTACGCCCATATGGCCTAGTTTGATTGTTGGGTCTACCCAAACTTGGAACCCTGCCTCACGGGCGCGGTCACAGAACAGGTAGTCTTCTCCAACATAGGAGTTGTCTTTTACTGCAAAGTCAAATATCGCAGACAGCGAGCGTCCGGTTCTCTCGTCCCAGTACTGCCACTGAGGGTTGTCTTTAACCAGATCCTCAATGACTTTTCTCTTAATCATCATAAAGGCGGTAGCCACACGTTTAGCACGTACCAGCCCCATACCATTCATGGTGACACCCTTCTCGTCTTCATCCAAAGTAACGATATAGGTCTTTTCTGCCTTACGGGCACACGGGATACCGGCTGCAATATCAACATTGTTCTCGGTAGTCCATGCCATCAAACGGATAATGTCCTCTGGTTGAAAATTAATGTCCGAATCTATGAACATCAACTCTGTCGCATCAGACTCCAAAAAATCTTGAACTAAAAGATTACGTGCCCGTGATACCACCGAGCACCCACAAATGCTTCCCATCGTAATGTCAATCCCATGCTGAGGCGCCTGTTGGGCAAACCGCATTAATGAGATGGCTTGTTTGAGTGAAACTTTGTGGTCGTAAGCAGGAATGCCAAAGAAGATCTTATGGCCTGCTAACGTGTAACCTTTTTCGTTTTGCATTTATTTGGTTATCCGTAGAAAAGTACCATTGAGGTTGTGTTAGTAACGGTGCCGTGTAGCGTACCTGTTTTAACCAGAATACCCTCACCCGGTAAAGGAATGATGGTATATCCAGCCGTGCCGCTTGCAGCAGTGTCGACAGTGAGTACAACGTCACCGCTGGCACCGCCTTCACGAATAACAACAGAACCGGCACTCGCACCATTTATTGCATAAACGGTCTTAATACGAGTCCGATTAATGTCGTTATTGTTCTGGTCTTTAAAATTACCAGTAGCAGTTAACGGTTTTGTACCAAATACATCATATTGCATGGAAGCCATGTCAGCCTCCTATTACAATAAGTTGTTGTCTTGAACGTAAAGAACCGTAACCGTTGCTGCACCATTCGCACCGTCACCGTCAGTAGCCGTGAAATAAGCCTCAACTGCTACACCGTTAGCGCCTACGTCCGTACCAACCAATTCAATGGCAGTTGATTGGGTTAAACCAATAGACTTAGCCGTGGTGGAAGTTAGGAAAGCGTTGGTGTTACCGGTTACGCCAACCGTTACCGAGGCGGCATTGGTATCGTCGTTTGCGGTAGTGATGTTTAGGATGCAATTTACGACCTGCGAATTGGCAGGAAGAACTGCAACAGTGGTGTTAGCAGAAGTTCCGATGATGTCAATCACTGCGGACTGAGCCATCAAAACGGAGCCTACGTTACGAACATTAGATCCTACCGTGGTACCGGTAGTATTAGAAATATCGCCAGCCTTAATTGGGCCGCTAAAAGTGGTTTGAGCCATTTAAAACTCCTTTGTGTTGTAGCACATTCCGGCGCAGTCTCTACAAAGTCTGCTAGGTCAGTCTGTGCCGGTCAAAAAATTCCTAGTACCTAAAGAATACAGCAAAAGGGGGGTTTTGCAACCCCCCTCCTACAACTTAAGCGCCCGGTGAACCAAAGACGCCTAGTGGATCAGACCAGCCGAACGAATAACGCTCGCGGGACTTGTAACGAACGTTACCTGTGTCGAAGTCACCGTCCATTGACTGAGCCAATGGGGTACGAACAAAGTGCTTCAGACCGTTAGGAACGTCAGTCGTCAAGAACCAAGCATCTGGGTCGGTCAAGAAGTGGTTAACTGTGTAACCCTCTGGGATCGAACCATTGCTCTTCAGAGCGTTGATGTCGTTGTCAGCCGTAGCAACACGCAGTTCCGTCTCAAGAATACGAGTCGCAACGAACATGTTAGAAGGAGCAACGATCAACTTACGTGGCTTTGCAGCAATCAGCAGGCCACGCTCGTCCGTCCAAGCAGCGATCTGAATAACAGCGGCCTCAAGGGAGGTCTCAGAAAGGTCAGCAGGAGTTGCGGGTTCGTTGCTGTTTGTGCCACCAGAAACCAATGGGTGAGCAGTCGAGAACAACTCAACGCCGTCGCCACCAGTATAACTAGAGTCGAAGCCATTGTTCAGGATTGCAGCAGCCTTAGTCTGCTTGGTGTAAGCCATAGCACGGGCCAGAGCCTTGGTGTACCGGCTGGACAGGGAGTCATAGAGGTTGTCCTCAATTGCCTCTTCCGTCAGCGAGAAGCCAAGAGCAATGGTTTCGTGGTTATAGCGAGCCGTCCATGCCTCTTGCCCGTTGTCATAAGCGATGGCAGAACCTTCGTTTTTGACAGGAGCGGCTGAGAAGCCAGACAGTTTGGTTTCTTCTTCGAAGGAACGCTCAGAGGTTTCGGTTTCGAAAATCTCTTTATGCTCTTCGCCGTAGCGAGCATACTCAAGACCAAACAAAGCGTTCAGTCCGGGGAGAAGTTCCTTCAGTAGTTGTGCGCGGGAAATAGCCATTTAATATGCTCCTTATACGCCAGTGGCGTTGTAATACCGGTGCACACCAAAGTTCCACTTCACGATCACTTCCGTGTAAGAACCGGGGAAACCAGCAAATGCTGTCTCAGGTACGACATCGATAATACGAACCGGCAGGGTGGTCGTGGTGTTAGTTGCATTGTTAATTGCTACACCAGAGTTACCTGTGGTCGTAGAACCAGAGTTCTGAACCAAAGCAGCGTTACGATTGACATCAGTACGACCTAAGTAGCTGATAGTCGTTGTACCAGTAGCACACACTGCGGCTTTGAACAAAGCATCCGGGTCATCCTGCACGTATGCAGTCATCGTGGAGTTTGTTAAGCCACCGGGGTAATACTGACGGAAGGTCAGACCATATGTCGGATCGACATAGGTGCAACCCAAGAAAACACCAACAGTTGAGCCGGAGTCCGTGGTACCTAGTTTTGTCACATTACCACCAGCGTTTAAGTTAACAACGTCGCCAAAGAAAATAGCGGTTGCTTCACCTGTACCAATGGGGATCTGACGAGTAGCACCAGCAAACACCTGCCCGCCGATCAAATTGATCGGAATAAGCCCGTAAGGGCCTGATACGGTGGGATATGCCATTTTTTAACCTCGTTAAAAGTTTATTTACCTTTACCAAACGACGTCTTAGAAGAACGCTCTTTAAAGAGCGGCATCCTTGGGTCGTTCTCTCTCATAAACGTGTTATCTACAGCATCCATATTGTCTTTGGTAGCTTTGGCGTAATACGCCTTACGCTGGTCCATAAATTCAGTAGGAATCTTGCAGAGTAACAGTCCAGCTACTTCAATATTCTCTTTAAACCGACTATTTGGGTCGGTTAACATCTGAAACTTTGGCTGCTCTTCAATTCTTACAGGCTCCCACCCTTCACGCATCTTAGAAGATACGTTTTTAGGATCAGCCAGTCCCATCGAGGCAACTCGAATCCAGCGATATGAATAACCCGGCTGTTTATCCGGCTCCGGTAATGCTGAAGCGGGCATCCAAGCCTTTGGGCGCTCTACGGTGGATCGATTTTCAAGTTCGCGTGCAAGTCTATTTTCTGCCATGTTAGTTCTCCATTGTTTTCGCAAATTCCCTAGCATATTGCTCAGGGGTTAAACCTAATTTTTTCGCAATCGACAATTGCGACTGTTTAAGCACAATTTTTTTAGAAGCTGTGCTGCGCGATGCCGGAGCAACTACTGTAGCAGGTCTATCAGTGCGCGTAACGGGCTTGCCGCCCCCGTTAGTCGTTTTAACATCATCCTCGAAATATTCGGGGAATTTGTTGCGTATTGTTTTATCAATACGTTGGTAATATTCGTCAGTCGTCGCATACGCCTGACCATTTTGTTCAACTAATTCTTCGTGCAAACCCAAAGCTAAACTCGTCATTAGTCTATCTTTACCAAACCAAGGATTCCGTTCTTGCCACGAACTGGCTTTGGGGTCCGGTTTGGGGACTTGCACTTGTTCTTGGGGACTATTTACCTCAATTTCTGGTTCTTGTAAAGAGGGTCTGTAATTTTTTATTTGCTGGAGTTTATAGTTGACGGCAGCTAATTGCTCCTGTGCATCCACTACTTTGTCCGAATCCCCAGCCTCATATGCCTCTTTATAAGCCCGTTTAGCCGCCTCCATTTCAAGTTCAGCGGCATTTTTTGCCGTATTTATGAAGGATTTCTCTCCATCAGACAGCCTAGATTTCAGGCGTTTATTCTCTTCAACCACCTTTCTGGCTAGCTCAATAGCTTCTTGCTGCTCACGAAAAGCCTCTTCTTTGGCCCGGCGCTCATCGTGCCAGACCTTTTTTAATTGGCTGAGACGAGTTTTTACTTTTTCGGAATATTCGTCTAGTTCGTCAGCCTCCAGCTCTTCAACAACGCTCTTTGGGAGGTTTTTTCTTTTTTGATCAGACTCTGGAGCGTCGTCAACAATTTCTATGTCAACTTCAGAATTGTCCTTAGCTTCTAACTCCTTTTCTAAGGGTTTACCCTGATTTTCACCTTCTATTTCAAACTCAAAATCGTCCTTTTTTTGAGCTTCTGCCATGTTTTACTCCTATTTGCGAGAGATGCCACGGGGGTCTTCAACTACACCCTCCACAGAATCGTCGTTGATGATGCGAAATTCCCGACCATGAATCTTTAGCCGAGTACCTGCGTGTGGGCGCACGAGAATAAAGTCCCCTTCCTTACACCAAGGTCCACTTGGGAACCTTGCAGCGTCCTTATAGCAATCTGGCCCCATCTTCACAACAAAAAGAACCGTTGTGAGAAGCTCTTCGTGTTGAAGAGTCATGTCAGATTTAATAATTCCGCTTTCGTACTGCTCTTCGATATTTGGAATTCCACATAAAATGCGATACCCAGAAGGGTCAGGTAACTGCTTTGCTTTTCGATCATCTGTATCTGGCAAAACACTTACTTCACCGTCTTCCGTTGCGATGGCAAGTTCAGTCATCGTTTTGTTCCATCCTTTCCGCTGTTTCGATAAGAATATTGTTTGCAATCAACAAGCCGCGATAAATACCACACCCGTATTGATACGCTCCAAAATCTTTCGCATTACCTAAAACCGTATCCTGCTCTATTATTTTCATTTCCTCTCGTACCTTATCCGAAAGATACTTGAGAATGTCGTTACTCATTTACTCTCCTTTTTGGGGGATTGTGGCCTCATTATTTGAGCTATCTGAACACCAAGTTTGGCTTCTTCTAGATCATTTCGGTTGGC